AAAATACCGGGAATATCATCAAAGGAAAAGATTTATCTAAATTAACCGAACAAGATTTGTTGATTATTGAGAATGAAGTTGTTAATTATATAAAAAAATATGGAAGTTCTAAGCAAAAAAGTTCTTTAAAAACATATTTTAATGAAATGAACTCTGGTGATATTAATGTATATGATGCTCCAGGTGGAGGTATTGATTGGAGTGAAGATTTAAACGATAAAAAAATGATAATAGAAAATGAAATAAAAATAGGAGATTCTATAGAGTTTAAACATCTCTTATCTTCTAAAACTTTTAAAGGAAAATATAAAGATGATTATGAGAAAGGATGGATTATGGTAGATTGCGGGAAGGATGGTATGGTTGTTGTTAAAAAAAATGATAAGAGTATTAAATTGCTTGCAGAATCCAAAACAAAATTAAAATTATCAGAGGCTATTAAATTAATAGAAAATAAAACAGGTAAGAAGGTTATTTTAGAAGCAATAGGTGACCCAGGTATATATTATAAGTTTACTTCGACTGGTATTAAAATAATTCAAGTACTTTATAAATTAATAAAAGACCCTTCTTTTAATATTAATGAGCCATTTGATGTTGATTATCTTAATGAAATGAGAATTAAAATTAGTACTGATAATTTTTTTAAGACTTTACTTAGAGCCTCTATGATTGTAGAAACTAATTTAGATTAAAATTTAAACTATTTAAAATAAATATTTAAAATAATGGCTGTAGAACAAAAAAAATTATTTAGCTCAATGCCAAATGAGTTTGAACCACTTAGAAAAGATATGTGGTCTCTTGAATTTCCGGTAGAGATGAATATACCATATACGTTTGAGATAACTTGTGATAGACCTACTGTTACAAATAATGAACAACCTGTACCATATAAAAATCTTACTTTTTATTATAAAGGAAAGACAAATGTTGAAGCTATTAATGTTTCTTTTAGAGATGTTATAGGACCACACGTTTATCAGAAATTATTCCAATGGCAAAAGCAACATACAGACTTTACTACAGGTGCCGGTGGTTATGCTAATCAATATAAGAAAACAATCACACTTAACATGGAAGACCCTGCAGGTGTTGTTATGCAAAAATATATTTTATATGGTTGCTTCTTAACAAATTTATCAGGAGGAAGTTTAGATATGAATGATGATGGTATTGCAGAAGTAAGTTGCACAATAAGATTTGATACATTTGATTTAATATAAGATGAATTTAAAAGAAAATAAAATTATTGGTGGTTTATCAGATAATCTTACTTTAGAAGATATAGCGAAGAAACACAATGTATCTATTGATTATCTTGAAAAACAATTAGAATTAGGTATTGAAGTAGAAAGTGAACATACCTCAGATAAAGAAGTGCAAAAAGAAATTGCTATGGACCACTTATCAGAAAAAGCAAATTATTATGAGGATTTAAAATTAATAGAAAAGAAAACAATGAAAATAAGCGAAGCGATAAAATTAATAGAAGCTAAAACCGGTAAGAAGGTTTCATTGCAAGAAAAATTCTCAAATAAGATAGAATTAGACTATTCTAAATATAGAAAAGGTAATGGTTTTCCAATGACTCCTTGGTCTAAATTTATGTCTAACTTTAATTTTGATATAAATGATATGGATAGAATTTGTAAACATTTAGGTTATGATAATATGGAAGAACTTGTACATAATAATATCACTCCGGCAAAAATTAAAAGTGATAAAAATAAATTGCAAAAATTAAAACAAGCTGTCCGTTCTATAAATACAATGACAAGAGATATGACTGATGGCGGAATGGATATGTTGGTTGAAAAAAATAAATTAAAAGAAAATGTTACCAATGAACAAAGAATGTTGCTTCCAGAAAATATAAGAAAATGTATTCCAGCAGTTGTTTATCCATTATTAGAAAAAATAGAAATGGGGGAGGGTTCATTTATTTTAACCATAAAAAAAGGTAGGTTAATTGGTTATACACTTTTTTATAGATTGTTAAAACAAAGAATATTATTTGGAATATCATCAACAATGAAAGGACAAACTCAAATTTTAATACAAGAAGATTGATATTATCAACTATTTAAAAAAACAAATAAATGAAAATAAGCGAAGCAATAAAATTAATAGAGAATAAAACAGGTAAGAAGGTTATCTTAAGAGAAAACGATAGTGAGGCATATATTTCGGAAATAACAAAAGCTTTTAAAAAAGTAGGTTTAAAACCTCAAAAGATTGTTAAAGATGAAAAATATCTAAAAACTTATCTTTGTGAATATAAGAGTCCTGGTAATTATTCAATAAAGACATTCTTAGATATGCAAAAGTTATTAGATTGTTCTATTACTTTTAGACCCAAAGATAATACCACCACATATTTCTGGTTTAATTTTTATTATAGCTAGGAATAAAAATAAAAATCTAAAAAAGGTTATAGAATTTATTTACTATAACCTTTTTTTATTTAAAATACTTTTATATATTTGTAGAAATTTAAAATTAAGTATGTCAGATAAAAATTATGAATGGTTGGAAGATATTAAATCAACCATAAAAAATCCTTTAGAAGAATCTAAATTTTCAGAAAAATATTTAGAGCCTAACAGAATTTATGATGATAAATTAAATGTTAATCAAGATTACATAGATTCATTACCAGACTTGCAACAAGGGCCAAGCTCTTTAATACAAGGTTCTCCGGTAGCAATACACCAAGTTGGTATTCACAATTTCAACTTACCTCTTAATTTTAAAAAGAAAGATGGAGGTGTTATAAATTTAAAAACATCTATAACAGGTACAGTATCTTTAGACGCTCATAAGAAAGGAATTAATATGTCTAGAATTATGAGAACTTTTTATGAATATAAAAAAAATGATTTTACCTTAGGTACTTTGGTTGATATCTTATATTCTTATAAAAAGAAATTAAATTCTTTTGATGCAAATATCTTAGCGCATATATCTTATCCAATAGAGCAAAAAAGTTTAAGAAGTGGAAATGTGGGTATTCAATATTATGAAATTACTCTAGAGTGTGATATTGATAAATATGATAATATAAATAAAATTATACATTTCGATTTTGTTTATTCTTCAGCTTGCCCTTGTAGTTACGAGTTGGCAGAACATGCTAGAAAATATAGAAATGTAGCAACAGTTTCTCATTCTCAGAGAAGTGTAGCAAGGATATCAGTAAAATCTGAAGACACTATTTGGTTTGAAGATATAAGAGATATAATGGTAAATGCACTTTCTACCGAAACTCAAGTAATTGTCAAGAGAGAAGATGAACAAGCATTTGCAGAATTAAATGGAAGTTATTTAAAATTTGTCGAAGATGCTGTTAGGTTGGTGCATGAAAAATTAGATAACAATTCACAGATAGAAGATTTTAAAATTATTTGTTCGCATCAAGAATCTTTACATTCACATGATGCAATATCTGTTTTAATAAAAGGAGTTCCTGGCGGTTTTACTTATAAAACTTCAAGAGCAGAATATAATTCATTAATTCACAGACCAAATTAACATGAGAATAAAAGATTTAAAAGAGATTTTATCTCAATATGACGATGAACTCTTGATTAATAGATTTGAGATAATAGATAATTCTATAAATATTCAATGTGTTAAACCTGTTGAGTTTATAAAAATAGAAATAAAATTCAATAATAGAACAGAAGATTAATTATGAAATTTATAGTAATAGACATAGAAACAACAGGGATAGATATGGTAAAAGATGATGTTTTGTCAATTTCTGCAATTATTGAAGATACAAAAGAATTAAAGCCTCTTGAGGAATTACCTAAATTTAATTATGCAATATTACATGAGAGAATATCGGGAAGTCCTTTTGCAATTAATATGAATAAAGAATTAATATCTAAGATAAGTAAGAGATTATTAGAAATTAAAAACAATAAGTTTTATACCGAAACTGATATTGATTTTATTCACCCTGATATGATAGCAGATGCTTTTTATTCTTGGTTATTAAATAATAATCTTGATTATAAGACACAAACTTATGCAGGTAAGAATATTGCATCATTTGATATACCATTCTTAAAGAATAGAATATTAGGTTGGGAAGAACAAATACTTATGAAACAAAGAACAATTGACCCTGCAATATTATGTGTAGATTGGGAAAATGATAATGAATTACCTAATCTTAAAGTTTGTATGAATAGAACAAAAAGTGATAATACAGAAGTGACACATATTGGATTGCAAGATTGTTATGACACATTACAAATTATTAGAGAGGTTACAAAAAATTATACTGTTAAATTATTTTAATGCTAGAAGAAAACTTAGAACCTATAAAAAAAATAAAGAACCATATTTCATTTAGTGAGTATTCTTTTTTTAATTCTTGTCAACACAAATATTATCTTAGTTATATATTAGGCATTAAGGGTGCAAATAACGAAACTTTATTTCTAGGTAACTTAATACACTCTTGCTTAGAGATAATAGCTTTAAACAAAGGGTATGATACTAAAAATGTGTTTTTAGAGTCGTTTATTAAAAACTTAGAAAACCAAGAGGAAGATTTTCGTGAAGAAATGAAATTAAGAGAAGGTTATTTCTATGAAACTTTTTCAAAGATAGAGAATTCACTTGATTTTCATAATAGATATAAAGATTTTAGGGTAATAGATGTAGAGTATAAATTATTTGAATTCTTGTTTAATTATGAGATGGATTGGTATTTTAAAGGATTCATAGATTTAATTTTATATTCTGATAATGAAGAATGTTTTTATTTTATAGATTGGAAAACTTCAGGTAAACCTTGGGATTTAAAAAAGAAACTAAAAGATAAGAATTTCATTAATCAATTAAATTTATACAAATATTTTTATGCTAAGGCAAATAATATTCCTCTAGATAAGATAAAAACGAAATATGTAGCCTTAGTTTATAACACTTCTGAAATAATGGAACTAGAGGTAAATTCTTCTATAAAAGAAATTGAAGATGTGATATTAGATATAAAACAGACGATATTAAATATACAAACTATAGATAAAAATAAGCTAACAAAAATGAGGCATGGTAATAATAAATTTTTGTGCAATTGGTGTAGCTTTTATAATACTAATTTGTGCAATGATTTTATATTCCAAAAAATAAAAATATGAAAAAAGGTATAGTTATAAAATTAGATGGTGTTCTAATAGATACAAGAGAAATTTTTTCTGAATTATATAATGACAAAAATAATAGTAATATTAAATGTTTAGATTTTGATTATAGAAAATATTTTGAATCAAATGAGACTTTCACAGAGTTTTTTGATTTTCATGGACAACAGCTTTATAACAATAAAAATATTTTCAGGGAAGAATTAAATGAGTTAATATCAATAGCGAATGAATGTTTATTTCCAGTTTATATATATCAAGAAAGATATTATTTAAAACAATCATATCATATAATTAATTTATTAGCTAGGCAAAAGAATTTAATTATATCTGGTTTTATTTTAGATAAAGATATTGAGATAAATAAAAAAGAATATTATATTTACGAAGAGAATTTAATAATTGATGAAGAGTTTAATTTATATGACAATTCTTTATGCAATTTTTTTAAAAAAATAGAAAAAGATATAAAAAAAGAATTAAAATAATTATGGGAAAATTTAGCGAAAATTTAGACGCATCATTTAAGAGAAAAAATATACCTCTTGAAATAAGAAAAGAAAACGATTTAAATTTAATAAAAGATTTTTTAGGAGAAATAAACAACAAAGAAAATAGATATATTTTCTATTGTCCAGATTTAACATTTCCTCTACAATCATTGAGAACAATTTACCAAACAGTCTCTAAATTAAAGGAATTAGGTTTTAAAAGTTATGTTCTACATGAAAACAAAGGGTTTAAAGCAGATTGGTTAAGAGAAGAATATAATGTAGATATTTTATATGTAAATACAGACACGAAGAAAAAAAGTTATTCGTTTCCTTTTAAACCTAATGATACATTTATTGTCCCAGATGGATTCATTGGAATTATGGAGAGTGTTTATGACAATGTAGCTATAACAAAAATTGTTTATTTAATGTCTTATGAAGGTATAGCTGTTATTAAACAACATGATTGGTCGTCTCTGGGGTTTAATAAAGTAATTTCTGTTTCTCAAGAATTAATTGATGATTACAGAGCAATTTATCCTCAATTAGATTATTATTACTTACCTTTTTATGTTAATACACAAAATATCAAACCTAGAGAGGATGTTGAGAATTTAAAACCTATTATAACATTATTTTCAAGAAACAAGAAAGAGGCTTCACAATTAATAAATATTTTCTATAATAAATATGGATTCTTAAATGTATTTGATTTTAGAGTTATAAGAACTCTTGATTCAGATGCTTATTATAAAGCAATATGAGAAAGTTGTTTAATGGTTGTTATCGATGGCGAATCAGGTTGTATGGTGCCACCATTAGAAGCTTCATATTTTGGTGTTCCGGTTATTATGTATGAAAATAGAAGTGTTAAGCATTTAGATTTTTATGCAGATAAAATTACAAAAGTTCCTAAAGATATATTTTTTATAACAGAAGAGATTGCAAGCTTCTGTTTGGCATATTTAGGGAAATCAAACATAGGAGCCTATATTCCTATAGAAAATAAAGAATATTCAATTAAAAATTTTAATAAGAAAATTCTATTATTCGAGGATTTACAACAACAATTAGAATTAAGATTTAATAATGTTTTAAAAGCAAAAGAAAATGAAAATAAATAAAATAGAATATAATAAGCCTCATGAATTAAAATTAGGTTTAAATTTATTAATAAATACCGAAGTCGTATCATTAGAATCTTTTAATGAAAAATTATTAGAAGATTATATTGATGAAGAAACAGATTTTTATATTAGTTTCTTAACAAATCCAGATGATTTAAAAATTTACAATAAATTATATTATCAAGGATTAATATCACAAAGCCCTGAGATAAATAAGAGAGCGTATGATTTATTGCCTATTATTATATTCAATAATAAAGAAAATTTAAATCAGTTTCCTCTAGATAATTTTCCAGATAATAAATTTTATTTCTGGAATAAATATTTCGAATCAAATAAAGACAAGAAAATAAAATTCATTTATAAAAATCTTGGAACAATTAAAATAGATTGGGAATCTCAATTAGAAGACAGAAAAAAAGAATTGGAAACAGGAATATAAAAAATTAGGATTAAGGATGCTTACTTAATTGCTAAGCAGGTGAATTACTCTATATTATATTTATAAAAGAATATATTAAAGGTAATTTACAAATAATGGAAAAAGAAATAATAAAAACAAAAAAAGGGAAAAAAGAATATTGGACCAATATACATGAAGAAGCTATTATTGAATACAATAATACAGAAACAAGCGAAAGAAGGAAGAATTTTATTTTTAAAGAAATAATTAACCCAGCAATTCTTGAGTTGATTGAAGGTGTTTCTCAGATGCCTAAGTTTCATACTTTATATTATTTAACAAAAGACCAATTAAAAGATTTTGCTTATGAAAAAATAATAGAGGCACTTCCTCTATTTAAACCTGGTAGGTTTGGTAAGAATGGATATCCTGTTCGAGCTTATTCTTATTATGGCACAATTGCAAAAAATTCAATGATTTATATAAATAAGAGAGCTAATAAAATTGGCAAATTGTTTGTTTATGATTTTGATATTTCTTATCAAGAAAGAAAAGATAATGATGTTTTTAATTTAGATGAAGCTTTAGTCGATTATATTCAAAAAATAAATTTTGTTTTATTGAATAATAAATTAAAAGATGATGAGGTTTATTTTTTTAATGAATTAAAATTAGTTTTATATAGATGGAATGAAATTGAATTTGAAAAAGATAAAAATAATTTTGAAAAATTAAATGTTAAAGAATTTAAGAATTTTTTATGTAAAGAACTCTCTATGAGTAGAATGCAAATTAATGAGTATTTTAAAAAATTTCAAAAATTAGTATCTTGAATTACAGAATAATAAAACTATTTAAAATAAAATTTATATTTTATGGAAAATTTAATTTCTGAAGAAGGTTTAGACCAATTAATTAATGATTTGTATGACGGCGCAAAAATAGATATAGGCGAAGTTGATAATATGTTAAAGAGGTATTATGACCAATTAGGAGCGCAAGATAGTACAGATAATACAGCATTAACAGTTTTAGGTGAATCTATAAATAATTTATTAAGAAATAAATATAGTGCTAGAGACCAATTATTTAAAGTGGCAAACCTTATAAAAGATAGGGTTAAGAAAAAAAGTGAATTAAATGGTGAAGATGAAATATTTAGCATTCATGAATTAAGAAGAAAGTTAGAAATTTCAGAATGATAAAAGAAGAAGAATTTTTAGAAACAAAAAGACAATTATTAAAAAAAATAATTGAGTTGCAAAAAGAAATGATTCTTAAAAACACAGAAATTGAATTATTAATTAAACAGCTACAAGAGTTAGATAAAAATGAATAAAACCTCAGGTTTTAATATTGAATCAAAGATAAAACAAGGTATTTCTGATGCAACTGATTTTTCGCAAGATAAAAAGGGTGTTAATGATTTAGTGATGCCAGGTATAGTTGTATCTAATAAAGATTCTAAAAATAATAAGAGGATTAAGGTTAGAATCCCGGTTGTTGATGACCATTATTTCATAAATGACAAAGATGGTATAGATGATTTGCCTTGGTGTCTGCCTATAAATAAGAGATTAGTAGATATACCGGATGAAAAAACAACAGTTTTAGTTTTAAATTTTTCAACACAAGATAATTCTAAATGCAGAATTTATTTAGATGTATTTGATTTATTAGATGATAAAGATATTTTTGATAAAGATAGGTTATCTTTAGATAAAGAGGATAATTGGGCAGATGCAGAAAAATTAATTGGGAGAAAATATGATGTTTCTGAAAAAATAAAAGAAAAAAAATATAAAACAAGAGGTAGCAATCCTGAGAAAAGAACAGGTCTAAAAGGTAAAGGAAAAAATCAATTAATATTTGATGAAAAAGAAATTGATTTAACTCAAAATAAAGGCGAAAAAGAAGAGAGTAATTTAAAAATAAATGAAAAAGTTGAAATCACACCATATAAAGAAATAGAATTACTTTCTAAAAAAAGTAAAGATAAGAAGAAACCGATTTTTGCAGAAGATTTTACAGATTTACAAGATGCTCAAATAGCTTTTTTTAATTCTTTAGAAAAGTTATTAACTACCTCTCCTGCCACATCGGCTTCACCCGGTTCTCCTTGTGCGGCTGGTGCAGCCGCACCAACAATATCGGTGGCTTTAAAAAAATTAAAAGGTCAATATGAAAAATTTAAACAAGAAGGAATTTCTAAAAATATTTTAATCAATTAATTTATGCCAAAGACTGCCTCATTATTATTTCCTTTTAAGAAACACATTATAGATGATGGCTTAGAGAGGTGTGATACTGTAGAAAAAGCATTAACATCTGCTATTAAAGCATTTTTAATGACCAATAAAAATAGCAGAATGGGTAACCCAATTGGTTGCTCTCTCACAGATATGATACAAAACATATATACTGATGAGAATTTATCTGATAAAGAAGATGAGATATTAATAGAATTAGAAAATCAATTTCCTGAAGTTAAATTTATAGAATTTAAATTAATTCAAAATTTTACTGATTTATATGTCAGGATTCAATATTTTACACAAATAACTGATATTGTTGATTTTGAATTTAAAACATAAAGAATAATGGCAAAAGGGATAGATTATATAAATAGAGATTTTGATACTTTCGTAGGCGATTTAAAGAATTACATAAAGACACGATTTCCTGAAGATTTTAATTATTTTAATTCAGCATCACCTGATATGATGTATTTGGAGATGTGCGCCTATATGGGAGTTGTTTTAGGGGAAAATATAGATAAGGCATTTAATGAAAGTTTTATCTCTGAGGCACAATCAAGAGGCTCGCTTGTTAGAAGTGTAAATGATTTTAATTTTAATAATTTTGGCAAGACAGCATCTCAAACACAATTAAAAGTAAAGTGCAATGTGCCTTATATTGTTGACAATGAATTAAATAAACCAGACCCAACATTATTTATGCACCTTAAAAAAGGAATGATTGTGTCTTCTAATTCTGGAACAAAATTTGAAACTTTAGAAGATATAAATTTTGCAGACGAGAGGAATAGACAAGTTATACCTAATTATAATAATAATGGTGAGCTCATAGATTTTACTATTATTAAGAGTGTAACTATAAGAAGTGGTATAACAAAGGTGCAAAGATTATATATAGATACAGAACAAGCCACTCCTTTTTTAAAGGTAACAATTTCAGATACAGATGTTACAGAAATTTCAGGAGTTATTGGATTACCTGGAAATCAATATCAAATAGCAAATGATAGTATTTTTGATAATTTAGATTATCAATATTATCATGTAGATTTTCTTAGTAGGGATAAAATATTTGTAGAGTTAGAGGATAATGTAAATAACCCTAATCAAATAAAACAAGGTGATTGGGTAGAAATACCTAAGAGGTTTATAATAAAGAGAGATGTAAATAATATCGTAACATTAATCTTCGGAAGCTCTACAACAAACTTTGATTTATTTGAAGACTTAATAAAAAACTTTGTAACAGATATTAATCTTAATCAAGTTTTAAATAATACAACTTTAGGTGAAATACCTACAGTAGATTCAACATTATTTATAAAATATAGAACAGGCGGAGGCTTAGATTCTAATGCACAACCATTTCAAATAACAAATATTGTATCTAAAGAATTTTATTCTTTTCAATTAGCTTTTGATGCAGATAAATTAGCTAGAGTTAGGAGTTCTCTACAGGTTTATAATGAGTTACCTGCCGTCGGAGGCTCTGAAGAAATGTCTAATGAGGAAATAAGATATACTGCACCAAAAGTATATGCTGCACAAGATAGAGTGGTTACTTATGAGGATGTTAGATATTTTATAGCTAATTTGCCTTCTAAATTTGGTAGACCATATAAATTGGGAGTGGAAGAATTAAAACCTGGTGTTCTAAATTTAGATTATATTAAACAAGATATTTTTACAGAATTAGATTTGATTGATACAGAATATTTATATTTTAAGAGAAAAGAATTAATTCAAAAAATAAAATCTAAATTAGATTCTTATCAGCAAATATCTTCAACCATTACCTCAAATAACACATCTATTATTAACCAACAACAACTTAATAATTTAATTGTAGATAATAATACTTTATCATTATGGTTAGGTGAAAAAACAAGAATTTATATAATATCACAAGATGAAACAGGTAAGTTGGTTTCTGTTTATAAAGATACAAATGGTATATGGCAATATCCACAAGAAATATTAAAAGAGAATATAAAAAAATGGTTATTAGATAAGAGATTAATTGGTGATTGGTTTGAGATATATGATGGTAGAATTGTGAATCTACAATGTGAATTTACAGTTATCGTAGACCAAGCTAATAAACAAGAAGTATTATCTAAATGCCTACAAGCATTAAAAGATTATTTTAACATAAATAATTGGCAAATAGGGCAACCTATTTATGTTGCAAATGTTCAAACAATATTACAGCAAATAAATGGAGTTACGAATGTTGTTGATTTAAAATTTTATAATATATGGGGAACCAACAATTCTACAGGTCGTAAATATTCAGATTTAGAACCTGGCAGATATAGAAATATAATTATTCCTACAAATGATTATACCTCTAATCGTTATGAAGTTCAATTATATAATAATACAATATTAGGTTTTCCTTCAACGATATTCGAGTTTAAATTTCCTGATTTAGATTTTATCGGGAAGGTTTTATAATTATTGTTTTATATTTTATTAATTATCAATAGGTTATAAGTTTGGTTCTATAACCTACTTTCTGTATATTTGTACTATAATTAATAACAATAAAAACAAAACAACATGAACACAATTACATTTTTTTTAATCGGTGATAGAACAAAGGAATTAAACTTAGTAAATGAAGTTAAAGAATTCTTTAAAACAATACCAAACTTTCAAGAAACTTATAATGAGAATGACATCTTGTTTATATATGCAGATAAAGATGAAGATTTAAAATATGCTTTCGGTAAAACAGATTATGTTGGAAATGAAGATAGTGGAGATGGACATACGAGCATTGATATATTTAATGTTGAAGTTACAAGAAATAATTCAGTAAATTTAAGAAATTATATTGAAGTAGTTGGTTATGAAAAACAAATAGATTCACTTGGGGATGAGGATGGTTACTTAATCGAAGGAGATGAAATTTCTCAACATACAATGGAGTTTTAATTATGCAAGGAATAATTACATTAGAAGAATTTAATTATATAAAAATAAATTTACCAATTTGGGTTTTCTTATTGATTATTTTAATTTTCTTTGTAACTTTGTTGACAACATACTTTTCAATAAACAAAACATACTTAATAAAATGATTTATAAATACTCATTAATCTTATTTTCTATTTTAGCTTATGTATATGGAACTATTTGGGCTTTTAATCACATTGATGCTTGGATAGGTATAGCATTATTTATAGTTGGTTTAATATTTCTTATCAATCAAATTTCAAAACAATTTAAAAACAAAAAAGATGCGTAAAATTTCAATGGTAGCTATTACCTTATTAGCGGCAATTATTTTTATTTCATGTGATAGAGTTGCTCCAAATTATTATGGTGTAATGATGGAAAATTATGGAAAAAACGGCAAATCTGATTATTCTAAACAACAAGGTAGAGTTAACACAATGTCTCCTGGCACAGAATTATTTCAAGTTCCCGCATTTGAGCAGAGAGCTGAATTTACAACTCAAGGCTCAGATGGTAATGAAACAAAAAGAATATTACAATTAAAAGCTTCTGATAATACTCAATTTTCTGCAAGTCCTTTATACTCTTATAAAGCAATGTCTGATAAAGTAGTTGATTTGGTTTTTCAAAATTCAAGACTTGGAAGTGGCGAAGACTTTATGAGAGCGTTAGAAAACAATGTTTTAGAACCACATATTTATGATTTAATAAAAGAAGAGAGTCGTAAATATTCAACCGACACTTTAATGGCAGCTGGAGGCAGTTTGATGTTTGAAAATAAAGTTCAAGCATTAGTTAAAAAATCATTTGAAGACAAAGGTTTGGAATTAATTACATTTTCTGCAAATCTAGATTTTAGTGATAAAGTGAAAGCGAAAATTGATAGCAGAAACGAAGTAAATACAAATGTTTCAGTATTAGACCAACAAATAATTGAACAAAGAAAAATAAATGAACTTGCACAATTAAGGGCTGAGCAAAATAAAATTATTAGCTCAGGTATTACTCAACAATTATTGCAACAACAATTTATTGATAAATGGGATGGAAAAACTCCATTATATGGAAATATGCCTATAACTTTATTTAAAAATAATTAATAAAATTAATTAAATATATGAAAGAAATCGAAGAAGAAAAAATTAATCCCGTTTCAATTGTAACCATCAAGGAGAAAATTGATATTTTTAAAGGCGAAGAAAAAGCCGAAAACATTGAGCTGATTCTATTAGAAGAAAATGGATTCACTTTAATCTCACAAAAGGATTTATATCAAGTAGGAGATAAGGCGGTTTATATACAACCGGACTATTGTTTATCTGATATTTCTTTATTTGAAGGTTTTCTGAGACCTCTTAATAAAGATGGAATCCCTGATGAGTCTAAATCAATGTTAGGGAAAGTCGGTGGGTTACCAAGAAGAATTAGAGCTAAGAAATTTAATTTCCACAGAGGTGATGGAGAGGTTATTTATTCTAATGGTATTTTATTACCTTATGAAGATGTGCAACTTTATTTATTTTTTGACAAAGACGGAAACAAAACTACACAAAGAGTTTTAGAACAAGAAGAACTTGATATATTATTAGATATTACCAAATATGAGGAACCTGAATCAAATAAAGGTGGAATTAACACAGGCTCTTCAAGAGCTTTTCCTGAAGGATTATACAAAACAGATGAATCTAATGTGAATAATATGTGGAATCATATTGAAAATAGAATTGGATACCCTTTAATACTTATTGGAAATGAAAAAATTGACGGCTCGAGCGTGACAATTGGTGTTAAAAACGGAGAAGGATTTATTTGTTCTCGAAATTTTTTAAAACCTATAAAAGTAAAGAAAACGGTTGGTCGCAGAAAGAAAACTTTTTTAGAAACAATTATATTTTGGTCAAAACCTGATTTAAATATTTATGAAGAAAAAGATAATGATGATGACTTTGTTAAATATGGAAAACCTTACTTAGACTTACTCTTAGCAAATAATCAATTTAAGAATATTGTTCTTAGAGGAGAATTAAACGGAGCAACTCTAAAAGGCTCAGGTAATAAAAACAATCCATCAAAATCTCTGCCAGCAAATATTAAATTTTTTGGAGCCGATTCATTAAGTGAAGAAAAAGGTATATTTGAAAAAGTTGATTATGATTCATTTAAAAAAATAACTAATTCTTTAGGAGTAGAAACTGTTAAAGAAGTCTTTAACCAAGAGTTTAATTCAAGAGAAGAAATTGAGAAAGCATGCAATAATTATTTTAAAACAAACATGATTGAAGGCATTGTATTGAGAACACCAGATAGTAAATTATCAGTAAAACTTATGAACTTAGAATACGACTCAAAAAAATAATAATATGAAATTAGCTTACAAAGGGTTTAATAAAGGTTTGGTTTGTAGCCTAGGTACAATGACTGCGCCTACTAAATATGAATTAAATAAAATTTATATCAAACAACCTATACCAAATGAGAAAGAAAAATATGAGATGGTAACAATTAATATCTTGCCTAATCCCAATGTATCATTTGCTTATACGCCAGAAAAGAAAAAATTAAAAACATGCACAAACCAAGGGTTTCATTATTGTAATACTTTAACTGATGTTTTTAAACACTATTCTAATATTAATGGTAATGAGTTTGCAATTATTGAAGTTTTAGGAAATTTTACTGATGGCCCTGCTAAATCAATTACTGATGCTTTTAGAATTGTTAGAATATTAGATGAGATTGAAATCAAAAAAATCATTAATAAGGAAGAGTTAGATAAGATTGATGAAAACATGAATCTTAGATTATTGAAACAAATTCAAACCGAAAATCCGGAATTAATTATATCTGGTTCAACAGCACTTTATTTGTATGGTGTTAAATTAGAAAGGTTTAAAAATGCAACATCGGATTTTGATTTTATTATTCCTTATTATAAATTATTTAGAAAAACAGAAAAAGTCAATTGGATAGAATCATCTATCTCAGATAAGATGTCTGGTAATGATTTTGATTTATCAATTGAGGTAAACAATAATATAAATGAAGACTTAGAAAAATTAAATCAATCAAAAGAAAACAAACATATATCTGATTTTTTTGAAGAAATATTTAATTCACAATTTTCAGGAGAGAAAACAGAATTAAAGAACATTAGGTGCGATTTAAAGATTGACCCAAAAGCAAAATATACTTATATAAATTATAAAGGTTTCGATTATAAAGTTGGAATTTTCGAAGATATATTAGAAGCAAAATTAAAATATTCCAAAAACGGTCAAAGCAAACATTTTAAAGATATTAGAGAAATGTGCGGAATTTAAATAACAAAAAAATATAAAACTATATTTAAATAATAAAACAATTAATGAAAAAACTTTTTATTTTAATTTTGCTTTCTTTTTATTTTTTATCTTACAGTCAATGCCCAAGAATTAAATCTATAATGATTGATGCTTGCGGAACAAACGAAGAAAGAAATGAGTTTATGGTTCTAACCACACCAATTGCAATTACGGTAAACAATCTTAAAATAGATTTTGATGCAAATAATAATTTAAGTGGAGCAACCAATTTAGATATTAATGGTACAAGTTGTTCTTGGAGAATTCCTCGTACAAGCTCTATTGATTCTTTAAAAAAATATACCACAAATAACTCAAGAATTATATCTGCAAATCCAGGATCAACAATCCCAGCTAATTCTACAATATTAGTTTTGACATCAGATTTAGAAACATTTCCTTATAATATATCTAATTTAACATATTACGGTGATGTTTATGTTTTACAATCTAATTGCACCAGGACATTAGGTGCTTTTACAAATTTAGGTAATGGTGCTAATTATAGAATAACAAAGATAAATTATAATTCTTGTAGAGATTCTGTTTGGCATTACATAGGAAATTCAAATATAAATGGAGATTATGGTATTAGAAATACAAATGATACCATGAGAAAATCAAACCAAACAATTAAGACAGATGGGTGCAATACTTATGAAGTACTACCAATAGAATTATATCAATTTTATTCTGAATGTTTAGATGATAAAATAAAAATTTATTTTTCAACACTATCTGAAATAAATGTTGATTATTTTTATTTACAAAAAAGTAATGATGCAATTAATTGGATTAATTTTGCATGGTTTCAAGGCTCTAAACTCTCAACTAATTTAAAAGAGTATATTGCTTATGATGAATATTCAGATAAAAATTATTATAGAATAATGGAAGTAGATTTAGATGGCTCGGTTACTTACTCAAAAATAATATATTCTAATTGTAGAAATAAAGAAGATATTTGGTTTACACAATCTAATAATTTTTTATATTTTTATAATCAAGATAAATATGAATTATATAATATGCTAGGACAATTAATAAAAGTAATTAATGAGCAAGAATTTAATATAAATCATTTATCTACAGGTTTTTATTTATTGAAATATGATGATAAAATAGTTAAAATATACAAGAACTAAATAATTCTAAATACACATACTTGATTATTAATGGTTTATAGGTTTGTTTTTATAGACCATTTTTTGTATATTTACACTATAATTAATAACAAAAAATAACAACAATATGAAAGTAGTAATAATAGAAGAAGGTATTAAAAATAATCCTTTTTATGACGAGGCAAAAGAATCACTTATTTCTTCTTGTTTAGAAGAGGCAAAAAAAGATTCTAATTGGAATACTTCTAAAGAGGTAACTATCACATTAGAATCTTTCGGAGCAGATATTGATGAAATATCTTGTGATTATGAGTTTACAAAATAACAACCATATGGAAAATAAAGAATTTCTAACTAGAAAAATAAATGAATATACAGATAAATTAAAAATCTCTTCAGAAAGACAAACATTTTATCAAGTTTATTTAAAAAATATAATTTTAGATAATAGTGAAGAATCAAAAATTTTAATAAAAGGTTGCAAGCATTTTATAATTGATTTTTCTGCACAATGCAAACACAATAAAAATCAAATAAAAAAGTGGTCTAATTTATTAAACAAATTAAAATAAATAATTATGATTGAGAAAATATATTCAAATTCTAATCAATATCAAGCAAATATAATTTAAAATAATGGCTTTAGATATAGAAGAGTTTGAAAAGAAATTAGATGATATTTTAGCAAAAGAAACTAAAGAATCATTAAGTAATTGGTTGGAAGATAAATATTGGGAAGAAATAGGGCACAGATGCTCTGTAAATACTTACAGTTTTTGGAAAGATTTAAAAGAGCAATTAAAAAAAGAATTTATTTTAAATAGAAGATAATGAAATTATTAGCAAAAATGTTAGCTTTAGTAGCTACAGAATTTAAAAACAAACAAGATAGACAAGGTAAGCCTTATTTCTTTCATTGTTTTCATGTAATGCAAACTTGTGGTTTAACAGATGAAAATTCATTATGTATAGCTCTAGGACATGATTTAATTGAAGATACAAATATCACATTTGAATATTTAATGGAAGAATTTAATGCAGAAATTGCTAATGGGATTAATTGTCTTACCCATAAATTAGGACATTATGATGATTACATTAAAACAATTCCTGTATATCCATTTGTAGGAGAGAAATGTACTAAGATTAAATTAGCAGACCTAAGACATAATATGGATGCAAGTAGACTTAAAGGTTTATCAAAAAAAGACATAGACAGAATGGAAAAATATATGAGAGCTTACACTTACTTATCTGAAATTTAAAAATTTTACAATATTTATAACACATTGTTTCTTATATAATAAGAATATATCTAAAAAAAAATAATTAAAGAAATATTATTAACCTATAACTAAATACCCTGTCATAAGCTCTCCGAAGTCAATACTAATTGTTGTAGGATTAATTATATCATCAACTTCTGCTTGTATCACCACTATTTGTTTTGTTGTTGAATCCCAAAATTGAATAATAGGTAATTGTCCAAACATTTTAGAATTATAAGGAACAATAATTGTTGAAACATTATTAACAAGAGTAATAATTTTACCAGGATTAGGATTATAAACTTCAATATTATTAAAGTTATAATCCTTTAATTGCATCCGATATAAGAAAGATATAAATAAGCTATTTACAGAAGTAAAAGTATAATTATCAAAAGAAGATGTTTGGTAGTTATAATATTTATAAGCAATTGTCCAAACTAAACCAGATTTTGATAATAAACCAAATATTTGAGAACCATTATCGGCATAAACAGGAGTTTTCTCTGTGTTATAGAAAATTTCACATAAATAACCATTATCAACACCTTCATTATTTAAACCTGAAGAATTTTGATTTAATAAATTTAAAGTTGTTAATTGAGAGTTGATAATAGTGGTAACAACATCTGATAAA